TCTAATAATATTCATTATATAGGAAGTAGACAAAATGCAAATTATTTTAATGGTTCTTTAGCAGATTTCAAATTATTTGATACTGCTCTTACAGAGGCACAAGTACAAGAGCTTTATTTAAAGCCAGAGAATACACCAAGTGCAGTACAAGATAATTTAATTTGGTGGCTACCTATGATTGAGGGTAACCCAGAAAGTCCACAATCAATAGTATATGACCATAGTGAAAAGAAGTTGGGTGGTGAGGCTTTAACTACAAATGACACACTTACAGGTGCTACATCAAGTAATTGGGGATTTAGAGCTGGATGGGATTCAAATAATAAAAATTCCCACACTACATTGACATATAATGACACCTCTGTTTTTTCTCAAGGTGCTTTAAAAGTTACTTCTGCTGTAGGAGATGGTGCTGGTCATTTAGCAGTAGTATTAGGTGATAATAATTTTAACTTTAATCCAGACAATAAAATAGTAAGAATAAAGTTTAAATATAAAGTAGTTCAAATTGATGGAAATTATGTACAAATAGGCATAGCTACAGGTGGAGGTGGATTTACAGCAGTTGGGAATCCATCATCTCATAATTCCGCAACTGATATTGTAGAGTTTGATAAAATAATGGATTGGGGTTCTAATGCGTATTTTCTTGTATGGGGAAGTAATATAAATACTACTGAAATTCATTTAACAGATTTTTCTGTCAAAGAAGTCCTTATGGGCAACCACGCTACTACAAATTTCTTTGGGGATGAGTTAATTACAAATTCTGCTGATAGAGATTTTAGTAGTGATACAGGTAATTGGAATGATAGTTCATCTGCTTGGTCTATCGGAAGTGGTGTTGCTACTTTTAATAATAGTACAGGTTCAAATCAATCGCTTATATACACAGGATTATTTACTGTTGGTAAAACATATTTAATAACAGGAACAGTTACTGGTGGTTTTGGGTTACAAGCATATTTAGGTAATAATAATACAGGAGTCAGCTTCACAGGAAGTAATGCAAGTGCAGTAAAAGAGGCAACACAAGCAGATTTATATATACTTGCATCAGATGGGACAAGTGGAACATTAGATAATATTTCAGTCAAAGAAGTAGGAATATCCTCATCTGGATTTGAGACTGCTGTAAATGAACCTGTAGTTCCACAAGTACCATTGATGAGATATAATCAGAAGATGTTGTTTGATGGTGTAAATGATTATGTTCAATTACCCGCTCCTTTAATTACAACTAATCACTCTATCAGCGTTTGGTTTGATGCAAGAGTTGGAAACAAATATCTTTTTGATGCAAGGGATAGTGGTTCCGATGGAGTTGCTTTAGCACTTAATACTAATGGGACATTTTGGTATGCAATTAGAGGAAGTGGTAGTGGTTCATTAACATCAACAGGGACTTTTAGTTTTAATAAGCTAAATCATGTTGTGGCTACTTATGATGGCACTACTGCTAAAATATATATAAATGGAGTTCTTGGTGGTACAGGCTCAATATCAGATACTATTTCTACTACTACAAATGCAAGAATTGGTACAATATCTTATGCTACAAGTGGGTTTCACTTTGGTGTAATAAATGATGTATCTCTATTTAATACTGCTCTTTCTTCTACGGAAGCACAAGAACTATTCAACGATGGTGTCGCATTAGATGCTACTACACATAGTAAAAAAGGTAACTTACTTGGTTATTGGAGAAACGATGGTGTAACTACATGGCAAGATAGAAGAGGATGGAGTGCATTAACTTTTGATAGTACAGATTATATTGATTGTGGAACTGCAATAGGCACATCATTAGGCGATAGTTACTCAAATGACTTAACAATATCAGCGTGGTTTAAACTTGCAAGTACAGGAACAAGTAGAGGCATATTTGAGATTGGTGCATTTACAGGTTCTCATGGTCAAATAAATGTATGGTATTCAAGTGCAGGTAATTTAATGTATAGATTAAATGGTGGAAATTGGACAAGGTCAGTTGCTTTTTCAGATTTAGGATGGAATCATATATCAATTATTTATGATGCAAGTAGTGAATCAAATTCAAAGTTATATCTAAATGGAAGTTCTGTAGGTAGTGCAAGTGGTACATTTCCAAGTAGTTTAGATTTAGATGGTTTAAAAAGTATTATAGGAGCAATAGAGTCATCTTCTTATAATTGGGAAGGCGATATAAAAAGTGTTGGTTTATATAATGTTGCTAAATCGCAATCTGAAATAGAAGCAATATACGATGCAGGTATTAATAGTAGTGAAGTATCTAATTCTGGAATAATTAACTATTGGGAATTAGATAATGCTTCAACAGTAAAAGACCTTGTTGGTAGTAGTGATGGTACACCAAGTGGTACACTTGTACTTAACGATGGCAACGATGGCGATGTACAGGGAAGTCCAGATTCTATAACGATCAGAGAAGGACTTAACACAAACAGAGATGGACTTGGGTTTTACTTTACGAATCCAAGTAGCAATGTGTTAAGGTTAAATGGTGTTGATGAGTATTTACAAATTCAAGATAGCAATGTATTTAGTTTTGGAGATGAAACAGGAGATTTACCATTTAGTATTGAAGCGTGGATAAAACCAACAGATGCTACAAATTTTAATATTCTTTCAAAAGGTAAATACAATGTAGATGGTGAATACCTATTTCAAATAGATGCTAATGATAAATTATACTTTTCTGTTTCTGATGGTGCAGGATATGAAGGAGTGTATTTTAATACTGCTTTAACAAGCTATGAAGGCTCTTGGTTACACGTTTGTGCTACTTATGATGGAAGAGGTGGAACAGATGCAAGAAATGGTATGAAACTATATATAGATGCAGTTCAAAAAACAGGAACGACTCTTGGTGGTAATAGTTATGTCGCTATGCACAATAAAACAGGTGAAGTTGAAATTGGTAAATATGATACTGATTACGCAAATGGTATGATTGATGAGCTAAGAGTCTACAATAAAGAACTATCATTAGCTGAAATTCAGAAAAACTATAAACACCAAAAAGGTAAACACAAAAATGACTAATACGTATTTAATATTAACAAAAGCAAAGTGGGAATCAGCATTACCTGCTAAACTTAAAAAAGCTGATAGATTATCTTGGAATGAGTACACTTATAAAGATGTAGAAAAGACTGCTACAAGGATGGTAAATAAGTATGATTATTACCCATCTGATGATAATACTAAAACAGAGATCAAAAAATATATGGACTCTGCAAAGATAGATTATAGCTCAAGCGATACAAAGGCAAAACTACTTGAAAAAGTTAACGCAGAGCCTCATTCTACACCACAAGTTGAAGAAGAGTATAAGTACACAACTCAAGAAGTAGATACTACCACATTGCAATCGCCAACATGGAAAGAGAGTGCGTTTAAACTTGGTAAACTTGGTAGTCCAAGATGGAATAACGATGGTAGCAAAGTATTAGTTAAATATGAATTACCTATAGCAGATGGCACATTAGATGCAGTAAAAGGTACAAGTGGTATTACTGCTTTATCTCATAGCGAAGCCATAGAAGAAATGAAAAAGGATGAATGGTCTGGTGAATGAGGATTGGAAAGATTACGTATCTATTATAGCGTTTTTAGTAATAGTGCTTGGCGGTTTGGTACTTCTTGGAAGTTGTGATGCTGGTTGGAGTGTAGCTGGTTATGAGGTATGAGTGATGCCAAACCTAAAACGGCAAGGTCGTATCGTGGAACCATACTCAATGACAACGCTATTGTATCTATTAATCTTAAGTGGGCTTTTCAAGTGTTGGCTCTTGTCGCTGGACTTGTTTATTCGTACTTACAAATTGAAAATAGAATTGCTGAGCTTGAACGCAGAATGGAACTCGCTGATAGTCAAATATTAGAGTTGGTTGATAAGAATATGATAGAAGAACAAAAAGAACGTGAAGTAATGGAAGAAAGAATTAGTTTTTTTGAACAAGAGCTTAACCTAAATCCATTTTCCTGGAAACGCAAAAGAAAGAAGTAAGTTGGTAAAAAAAAGATTTCGTTGCTCAATATGTGGTGAGTGGTGTCTTAGACCATACAATGGTTTATGTAATAAATGTGACAAAAAACAATTAACTGGTAGAATAGGATTTGAAAAAAAATGAATTTCATGGAGTTATATGCAGAAGGGGGTATGATCGCTGTCGTAGGGGCTTTATTAGTGTATATGGTATTCTCAATGAACAAAAGAGGATCAGCCCAGGCAGAGAGTTTGGCAGATCTAAAAACAGAGAACAGAGGTCAGAGCGAAACTATTGAGAACATGGAAGGAATATTACTGAAATTATTGTCAAGAATGGATAAGACAGACGATAGAATCGCAAGAAAATTTGACGATCTTAATAAAGAAATTAACAGCGTAGATAACCAAATATCTAAGATAGAAGGCATTATTAGCCGTCTAAATGGAAAACACTAATGGATAGCTTACGTACCAGCAGTTTTAGTGTAGCACATGGCATGATCTACTGGCTGGATATTATACCAGCAATATTAATGTGCATAATGCTTTGCTTTAATATTTACTACTTATACATAAAAACAAAAAAGATAAAGGAGAAGTAAATGGATTGGATGAACTG